AACTAAAGATTTAAGAAGTTCATCTAAAACAATACCTCTTTCAATATAAGCTTGATTAGTTAAAATATCCTCTTCTTTAGCTGTCATATACTTCATTTCTACTTTGCCACTTCTTAAAGGGTGGCCTTCAGGATATAGTAAACCTTTTGAAGGTAATTCTATAATTTCAGTTGGGAATTTAAATTCACTCATTTTTAATAACTTTGTTTATTATAAATATATGAGAATAAAAAAGAGCGCGAAAAATCGCGCTCTCTTTCTATAATTATTTTCTATTAGAAATTCAACACACAGTAATCAGGTTGAACTGTCATTGTTAAATTAATTATTCCTTCGTTATCCCAATTATATTCACCAAAATTAGATTCAGTAATCAAGGCTCCTTTAATAATCCATTGTGATACAACATCCCCTACAGGACCTAAAACATCAAATGTTAAATCCTTTTTATAGAAATCAGAATACCCGTCTCTACCAGTGATTGATTCATGATGTAATCTTACCCATTCCATTACTGATTGGGCACCTGAAGGTGTAATAGGATCAAATAGAGTGAATTGAATAGCACCCCATTTTGTCTTACCCTTTACAAATCTTTGGATATTGATGTGATTAAGTTCAAGAGCTCCTTGTGTTACTGTTATGGCACCAATAGCCTTTACTAGATAGCTTGGGAATCCATCAATATACATAATGAATCTATTCTGCTGTTTAGGCTCAAATGGTGTGAAAAATATTTCGTTTGGATCTAGTACTGCCATTGTTGTATTTTATTATAAATATTATATATCTAAGTTTTTAATTATTAGGCTGGGAATTCAGCTCCTGTTGGTAATACATTGAAGTCAAGTACTATAAATTCAGCTGTTCTGGTTGGTTGGATGAAAATCTGACCAACTAATTGATTTCTGTCAATTACATCAGGAGTATTGTTTGAATCATCCATGACAACTTTAAAGGCATATACACCTTGTCTCTGCTGAACACTTTCAAGATATGGGTTAACCTGGGCTAAAAAGGCATTTCTTGTAGCTGCTGTGTTTGGTTCAAACACCAAATTGTTAGCTACTTGACCAATAAAGCTCTTAAGCTCAATTAACAATCTTCTAACATTAACTCTGTCAAGAGCACTAGCTCTTTTTTGTAATGTTTTCTGACCAAATACTGCGGGGCCTGTAGCTGGGAAATTAGCTATTGGGTTAACATTATTTTCATATAATGTGTCTCTGTCTGATCTCTGGAGTTTTCTTTCAGGTCTAATAACTTGGGATAGTCCTCCTCTATTGATACCAGCAGGTGCGAACCAAGGCTCAGCTGAAGTATCATTAGCAGCATAAACACCAGGAATTAGGGTTGAAGCTGGTACCCAATTAAATTTACCTGTATCTGGGTTTAAGATTTGAACCCAAGGCCAGTAAGCGGCGGCATAACTAGTATTATTGGCCCCCGCTTGTGTTGTAGTTTCATTTATAGTAGCTCCATATTTTACTAAATCAATAACTGCTATAGCATCTCCTCTATTTTGAACTGTTGTCATAAGAGTACCCAATTGAGAAGTATAATCAGCGTAGTATAAACCAGGAGTAGTTATTACTTTATAAGAATATTCTTCCTTATTAGCTAATAATGAAAAAGCAGTTGTATAAGCTGCTCCTGTTAATCCTTGAGTATTTGTAGAATTAATTTTATCATAAAAATTAGCTCCACCAATGTTTAAAGTACCTACAGCACCCCCAAAAGTTCCACTAGCTATTAAAGGAATAGAAGCTGTAAAGTTTGACTTAACTGTACCATCACTATTAAAATAACCTGGAGTTGGGTTATTTACAGAGGATACATAAACATATCTACTAGCATTAGGATAAGTACCAATAGTTTCAACATAAGTATTACCATCAGTATCTGTGACTACTTCTTGATAAGTATCACCAATGACCCTAGCTACATAATTACCCTGTTCAGGGTCAAGTGAGATGTTAGCATATGTTTCTAAAATAACTTTATCATTAGTTGTATCATTTCCTCTTCTAATCAAAAGAGTAAATGTTCCTGATCCTGTATCAGCTTGAGAAATTTCCCATCTAACATTGTCAACAGTCCCATTAGTTAAAACCCCAGCTGAGTTTTCAGAACCACTACTATTCATTATAGCTCCTTTAGATATTGTCTTTAAGACAAAAGCTGGTTGGGAAGAAGCTCCAGCTGAACTACTTATAGGTGTACTGAGAGATGAAGTCCAAGCTGAGGATTGGCTAACAACTCTAGTTACTAACAAAGTAGTACCACCATTTTGGAAGTAGTTATAAGCTGAGATTGAGGTGAGGTAAGAATATGTTTGGTTACCACTAACAAAAGTAGTACCAAATTTATTCTGGTAGTCACTATATGAAGTTACTACAGTAGGGATTTCAACTGGTCCTTTGACTGTAGGACCAACAATAGCGGCACCTACTTGTACCGGTTGTTGAGTTATAAATGACTGGTCATTTTCTCTTGTAAATACACCAGGTGATACTATCTGTTCTGCCATGTTGTTTTAAATGTTTAATTCTTATTAGGTTTTTGTAAATAGTCCTGATTCTATATCAATAGAACCATTACCATATTTTTCAGTTAATGTTTTTCCTAAATTAATTTCTTCTTCTCTCAATTGAGCTAAAGATTCAATTAATTTATCTTTTTGAGTTTCTAACACTTGTAATTGATATTCTACCTGTCCAAAATTATTAATTAAATTTTGTTGAGTAGTTTGTAACTGCTTGATATTTTCAAGTTCTTCTTGGGATAACTGTATTTGTTCACTCATAATATAAATATTTTATGTTTTCTATAAATATTAGAGTTTTTTTCAAAAATCCTCAGTGTCTACATTTTGTGGATTTTTTGTATCAATCTGTTTTTTGGAACGTTTATTAATCTCATTTATATTAACAACAGTCTCAGTTTCAACAACAAATTGACCTGTGCTAAATATTTTTTTATCTACTGTTAAATCTTTTTGTGGAATATCAGGTATAATATACCCATTCATACTAATATCAAAAGTAGCTTTAGCTATTCTATCTGTACCATCTGTTAGTTCTGTGACAGTAGCTATAGAATCTATATTAGCTTTAAATTTAAACCTTTCAGGATTACCCCAATATGAATCAGAAGCATATGTAACTGACTCAACTATTTTGTTAAGTTGTTCCATATAATAAGTCATAACAATACAGCTATAACTAACTGTTACATGGTTTGGCACAACTACAGCGTAAAACTCATTTATAGGGACTCTGTTATTAAGAATATTAAATTTATCATAAGCATTTTGCTTATTATATCTTTTTTGAAAGTAAGCTACATTAATGGGGTTATTAGCGTCTAATTTATTATATTGACCTTTAACAGGAGTGACAGAATTTCTTTTAAACATTATTATGGGAGCCATAATCTTTCCCTCCTTATCTCTATAATACCCATCACGTTGAATAGATTTCCACCTCTCAGGTGAACCATATATAACAGGAACAGCTACTCTTTGTCCATTTTGTATCACAAAAGGTTTAATAACATTTTGAAAATAATACATTATAGACTCATCTATATCTTTAAATTCTATAGAAAAAGGCTTAGTAGTATCTCCTTTAAAAGAATTTTTATTTCCTCTATTTAATTCTTTAGCTTGACCAGTTGAAATCTCATATTGAGACTTAGGGGTTGGAGTTCTTCCTTTAGTAGCCATTAGAGTCTTGTTAATTCTATACCTAACTTATCAGCTGGGGTATAGTGGGTTGAACAAATTATTGAATAATTAGAGCCGAATTGGCTTAATCCTGGGTTTAATGGGTTAGTTTCATTTGGGTAATCTGGGTCTTTACCTAAGAGGTATTGGTTAGAGTTAGTAGAGTCTATTTCGTAATATCCTCCATTATATAAGATAATATCTCCAACCTCAGGGACTATACTAGCGTCTATTAAATCTTCTCTTAAGAATCTAAATACCACACTTCTAGCGTATTCTACCCCAAAGTCATCAACTGTAAATTGTTGGTCTTGTCTTTCAATTAAACAATTAAATAGTACAGGCCCATCAAAGAATTTACCCCCAGAAGCTTCACCATATATATTAACTATAGTTTGTTCTAATCTATATTTGTAAAAAGAGCATTGTTGGGTAATAACATCCCCCATCAACTCTCTAGTGATAGTTGTAAATAGATTAATGTCTCTTTGACGTCCAAATAATGCCATTAGCCAATATAAATTGTATATGGTACATTACTTAATTCTTTCTGAAGATTTTCAGATTCTTGTGCTCTTTTTTCTAGTAATTTGCTTCTAGAGGTTTCATCTAAATATGCTCTTAATCTTTCAATTAGAGCTGTTTTTTCAGTTGTAGCAGCTGCTATTAGATCCCCATGATTTAAAGTTACTTCAGAATTAGGTATGGGTATAGTTGAATATTTACCTCTAACATAACCTAACATTTCTTTACATAAAGCTAAAGTATATTCAAATATCCATTGTCTACCTATTGAATTTATATAAGAGTATGTAGGGTTATTATAGGGAGCATTAGAAACATTTGTTATTTTACCTTGTCCCATACTACCTGATACTACAGGATTATTACGATCTGATTTTAGAATATATTCAAAGTGTAAAATTTTATTTTCAATAGGTACAGGGAATATTTTAAGTTGGTTATTTATCAATTCAAAGCTATAATTAGATTTTCTAACCTGGTCATTAAGTTCAATAGCTTGGATTTTTTGTAAATCAAAGTTAATAGGCATCAACAAAAAGTTAATCCCAGGTGAATATGAACCAAAACCAAAAGCTTGTAAAAGACCTTGAACATCTGTACCAGTACCAGCATAAGGATCAAAATATCTTACAATTGGGGGAAGTGCTTCATAAAAAACTCTTTTTATTTCTAAATCTCCAGCCTCTATACTTTGACTAATAGCCCATTGATTTAAATCATATTTTTGGACATATCGAGTTAAATTTAAACTCCCAGTTCTCCAAGTAACATTACCTCCAGCCCCAGCTTCAACACCATATTGTTCAGAAATTCTAACTATGGTACCTAAATTAGGTCTAATAAGAGCATTATTTAGATTTGATCCTGTTGAAGCTCCTTCTAAGGATAAATAATTTTGAGCTACCTGGTAGGCATAAACTTCATTACCATATGTTGTTATTGCTTCTTCAAAAGCAGCATAAAAGTTAATGTCCTGTAATTCAACATCTACTAAAGGATATCCTAACCTACGAGCTACAAATATAGCTACTCTATCAGCATCTGTTTGAAAGTCTATATCATTATCATAAAATCCAAAAGGTGTATCACCTGGGAAAAATGATGAAGAGCCAGGCCAAATGGGAGTGTTTGCCATGATGTTTGGGTATAAATATTAAAAAAACTAAGTTAGATCTTAGTTAATTTTACTGAGGAAACTTCAGCTTTATTTGGGTTTGAGTAAGGCCAATGAGCTGCTAAAGTTGGAGCCCCATTTAAAGCTATAGTCTGACTTTTGGTGTAACGAGCATTCTGTAATACCGAAGTAAACATACTTCCTGTATAATCGTAAGCATTTTCAGGATCTTCTGAAAAGAGTTGCATTTGAGGAGTCTTTATAGCGCTAGCACTTAAAAATAATTTAAATTGTTTAGCTGTAGCTCCTGGGTTTAATTGGAAATATAAACAGGCTATACCTGCTATTTGAGGAGCAGCCATTGAAGTTCCGCTAATAACATACATGTACTCATTCAAACTTAGTGAAGGATGGGTAGGTATGTAATTAGGATCATAATTTTTATAATTAATATAGGAAGAAGTAATACTACTATTTGTATTATAAAAAGGATCTCTAAACCAAGCTCCTGCTATAAAATGACCCGCTGAGAAAATATCAACCGCAGGACCTACATTACTATATGGGGATACGCTTAGTGAAGATGAAGCTCTAGCATATTCCCACCCTGGGAAGAGTGATTGTGATCCCATTCCTCTTCTAGGAGGATAATTTAGAAATCCTGGAAGTTTTCCTGATGAATTGTCCCATAAAAGGGGATCACCATGATAAAATTGGTCTGGTAGATAATAGGAGAGAGTACCTCTAACATTCCAAATATCATAGGTATATGAATCATAACCTGGGTCTAGGGGATTTGTAATTTTAGAATTTTTAAAGGTTAAAAAAGGTGACATTGAACCTACTACAATAGTATCAGGACTATCAAAATCAGCTCTATTAGTATAGATAGGTGATCCTGGTGGGATAAAACCTATAGATTTCTCAGATGTAAGATAAGTGTTGTATATATCTTTATAATATTGAGGATTATTAGCATCATAAGCTTTACTTATAATACTTTGATTATTCCCAGCAGCCTTAATAAATATAACCCCAGCATCAGTTAATTGTTTCATTAAAACATTAATATAACTAGTACTAAAAGGAGCTATTAATGTGAAATAACCAGGAGGATCAAATCCACTAGAAGTATATTGATGTCTAATATTATGTTTTAATGAAGGAACATTATTATTCCCACTTAAACCTAAAGAATTTCCTTTATAATATATATTAGTTATACGAGTTATATGATAGTTAGGATCTGAAATATATTGTGGGGGGTAGGTTTTAGCTATATCTGTTGACGCTCCTATACTAGCATTAACTATTGTAGGTCTTCTAAAACCTGTTTTAGGATCTATAGATTTTGAGACATGGAAATGTCTAATAGCTTCTAAAGAATGTTCTAGCTTCCCACCCTTGACAATAGGATTTGTAGCTGTACTAAAGATTTTGAAACTATATATTTTAGCATTTTTAGCCCACCCATTAGTTCTCCCTGCTGCTATAGAAGCAACATGAGTCCCATGTTGAGGAGTAGTAGCTCCATATCTAGTATAAAATTGGTCAGGCATACTTACCCCAGGTATATATTGATACCAATCAAATTCCACTAATCTTAAATTACCTTCATCATCTAAAAATTCAGGATGAGGTTTAACTCCAGTATCTAAAATAACCAAATCTACCCCAGTCCCATCCAAAGTATAAGGATAACCACTTTTAGAATAAAGTGAAGTACCTGATGTAGGATTAACTTGAAGTAATTCTTCCCAATCTACACTTTCTGTATAAGAAGTATGAAATTTTAAACCCCAATTTATAGGTGCCCCTTTATTACTATATAAGCTAGCTGAAGTTATAGTAGTGTATAAATTTGCTAAATATGAGGCATTATCTGAATTTAGATTGGCTGAAAATATACTTTCTTGGATTGGTAGGGGTTCTAATATATAGGCATAACTCCCAGTATCAATAATAGTAGGATCTTCTGGGCCAAAGGACCAATCTTCTTGAGAAATAACATAATCCACATCATATACATCCGGATTATTTTTTAATTGTCTAACTTCATCCTCAGTTAAATCATAGAGTGTTAATCTATTATTATTCCATCTTTCAGTAGCTTTTATTTCTCTATCAGGATAGTATTCTCTAATTAAGGTATTTTCACTAGAAGTGTCTTTTTCCATATAGTAGTTTAAGTCTGCTATATCTATTCCTTCTTTAGAGATTAAAGCATAAGTTTTTAAATCCTCAGCCATTTTTTAGAAATTTTTTAATATAATTTTAATGAAAAGCTACCCAAACTCCATTAGCCCTTCCAAAAAATTTATTTTGATTACTATCATAAATAATATCTCCATTCTGGGCTATCGCTCCAGCTGATGAGGTAGTGGTAGGAACTAATCTTAAAACAGGACTTTGAATGACAACAGCATTGCTAGCACTTAGAATTAGATTTGTATCACCTATAAAAACAGGAGTACCAGTACTAGTTAGATTTAATTCATCAGCATTTATAGTGTTAGCTGTTAAACTACCAGTGACTGATAAACTGCCTGTTATTATAGCATTTCCAGTGTATGGGAAGGGATTACTGCCTATACCTGTTAAATTTGATCCATCACCATAATATAAAGAAGCACTTATAAATCCTGTAGCAGTAATATTAGCACTAGATGTAATATTTCTAGCTGCTAAATCTGTTGAAAGACTAGACGTAAAACCTCCTCCCCCAGCATTTAAAGCATAAGAAGCTGTTAAAGAATATGAGGCACTAATAGCTTGAGATGAACTTATAGATTGACTTGATGTAATAGCGTATGAGGCGCTAATAGTTGTTGATGAACTTAAGGCATATGAAGCACTAATTGCTATTGATGAACTTAAGGCATATGAAGAACTAACAGCTATTGATGAACTTAAAGCATATGAAGCACTAATTGCTTGATTAGAATTAACAGCTTGAGATGAACTTAAGGCATATGAAGAACTAACAGCTATTGATGAACTTAAAGCATATGACGCACTAATTGCTTGATTAGAATTAATAGCTTGAGATGAGCTTAAGGCATATGAGGCACTAATTGCTTGATTAGCATTAACAGCTTGAGAAGCACTTAAAGCATATGAAGCACTAGTAGCACTAGTAGCATTAATAGCATTAATTGCGTTAGTAGCATTAATAGCATTAGTTGCGTTAGTAGCTTGGTCTGAGGTAAGAGCGTTATTCGCTAATAAAGCAGTTCCTAATAAAGAACCAGTGAATCCATTTAAACTAATAATAGATCCTGTTACAGTTAAAGAATCTGATAGAATGGCTGAGTCTAATTGGAGAGTATTAGCTATTAATGAGCCAGTTAATATAACAGTATTTGATATAGGATAATAGGTAAAATTATCATCTCCACCTAAGAAACCATCATCATTAAATTGAATAGTCTTTGGATTGCCTCCTGGTATTGAGCTAGCTGTGATTCCTCCTCCTCCAAAAGAGGTTGAGGATGTTATAAATAATTGGCCTGTTGTTGTATCATAAGTGACAACATGGTTTTTAGGGGTAGAAGTTAAAGAAGTAAACTTTACATCTCCAGTAGTTGTTAAAGAACCTGTTATAACAGCATTTCCAATATGCGGGAAGGGATCAGAATTTAAAGCGTAAGAAGCACTAGTAGCAAAAGATGAACTTAAAGCATAAGAAGCACTAATAGTGTTATTAATTAAAACATATGAAGCCGTTACAGCATAACTAGATGTAGCTACACTCATTGAACTAGTTTGAGAGTTAGTTACAAAACTAGATGTTTGAGAGTTTTGAACAAAACTAGATGTTTGAGAGTTTTGAACAAATGAACTAGTTTGGCTATTTTGAACAAATGAACTAGTTTGGCTATTTTGAACAAAACTAGAAGTTTGATCATTAACTACAAAAGAACTAGTTTGGGAATTAGTTACAAAACTAGATGTTTGAGAGTTTAAAACATATGAACTAGTTGCTTGAGTTAAAGTATTAACACTAGTCTGGATACTGCTTGTAAAGTTATTAAATGAGCTAGTAGATACTAATGATCCTGTGTCTGTTGCCTCTCCATTTAAGGCATATGAAGCTGTTAGAGCATATGATGAACTAATAGCTTGAGGAACATTAAGAGCATAACTAGAACTTAAAGCATAAGATGAACTTACAGCTTGTGAAGCATTATTAGCTTGAGATGAACTTATAGATGTACTTGAAGTAAGAGCATGTGAAGCACTAATTGAATTGGAGGATAAAAGTGAGGAAATAGCATAAGAAGCACTAATAGCTATTAATGAGCTTGAAGCATAAGATGAACTTAAAGCATATGAAGAACTAATAGCCTGATTAGAATTAGTAGCAAATGATGAGCTTAAACTTTGTCGTGAATAGGAAGAAGAACCTAATAAAGAACCTGTGAATCCGTTTAGACTATTAACTGATCCTGTTATAGTTAAAGAACCTGATATAGTTACTGTGTTGGTTCTTAGAGTGGTTGTAATTAAAGAACCAGTTAAAATAACTGTGCTAGTAATAGGATAAAAAGTAAAGTTATTATTACCCCCCAACACCCCAGCATCATTAAATTGAATAGTTTGAGTACTTCCTCCCGGAGTAGATCCTCCACCACCTCCACCTCCAAAAGCTGAAGAGGCAGTAATAAAAAGTTGTCCTGTAGATGTGTCATAAGTAACAACATGATTTTTAGGGGTAGAAGCAAGGGAAGTAAATTTTACATCCCCAGTTGTGGTTAAAGAACCAGTTATTACAGCATCCCCAGTATATGGGAAAGAATTAGCATTTAAAGCATATGAAGCTGTAGTTGAATATGATGAACTAATAGCTTGATTAGTATTATTAGCGTATGAAGAAGTACCTAATAAACTACCAGTAGCTCCAGAACTTAAAACTAAACTATTATATACTGTGGTAGTATTATTAGCTATAGTTAATTTAGAATTATTATTGATGTAAACATCAAAAGAAGTATTTATATGTTTAAATAAAGTACCTAATCCTGCTACATCATTACCAACTTCTCCAGAATTAACAATAAATTCTTTTGAATTATTAACTATAAAACTATGAGTAGTATTAATTATAGCATCAACTAATTCTATTTCTCCAATTTTTAAAAAATTAAAATGATTAGAGGGTAAATTTGATGAACTAATAGCTAAACCAGAACCTGTTATTGGGTATAAATTTTCAATAACATAATGCCCTATAGGATTAGATGTTGTTAAAATTTTAGAGTTACCTTGTCCTATAAAAATAACACTTCCACTAGACCCTAAACTTCCTGTAAATGATATATCTACTGAACTAGTGAGTGATCCTGGGATTCCTTGTGGACCTTGGGGGCCTGTTGGGCCTTGAGGGCCTTGGGTTGTTATTTGTATTACTTGAGCCATTATAATTATTGTACTTCAGTTACTTGAATGTAATCACGTAAACTTATAGATACCATATCCACATCCTCTTCAATAGTAAGACCATTTACATTAGCAGCATAGTAATAAAAAGTATAATTACTACCGCTAGTTAATCCTGTAATTAGTTTACTAACTGGACTAAGATAAACAGCGCCATTATTATAATTTCTAGCATGAACTGTTATATATCCTCCTGAGGGAGAGTTAAGTCTAGCAGCTACATCTGATCCATCTCCAATGTTGCTAGCTGTTCCAGCAAGACTAGCAGTTGGGCTTACAAATATAGCTGATTCCCCTTGTCGAAAATAAGCTGGACCCGGATCAATACTAGAAAAGCCAGATGTGACACTTCCAAAATTTATAATAACTTTACCACTAGCTGGGGCTTGGAAACTGCTAGAAACATTAGGGATAAAATTATAAGAATAACCTGTTACAAAAAATCTTGCCGCAGAACCTCCAGGTATTTGATAAAAATTTAATACTCTAGGGTGACGAGGAGCGTATAATTCATTTTGGACTGTTACAGACTGTTGAAAAGTTGTATTATCTTTTACAGTTATAGGAGAATTTCCTTGTAAATAAGAAAATGAACCTGTTGATCCGTATACAGTTCCACTAGAAGATATATAACCATTAGCTATTATATTATTACTAGCAGTTATATTACCTGATCCACTAGCCCAAATAGATCCTGTTACAATTAAATCTGTAAAATTAGTTAAAGTCCCTGGGTCTCCTTTAGGTCCTTGTGAACCAGATGGGCCTTGAATACCCTGTAGACCTTGTGATCCGGAAGGACCTTGGATACCCTGTAGGCCTTGTGAACCTGATGGACCTTGTGAACCTGAAGGACCTGTAGGGCCAGTAGGGCCTGTAAGGCCTTGAACTCCTCTTTCACCTGCTATTGAAAAATACCATGGAGATAAATTTGAACCAGCCCCAGTTGTGTAATCAATAGTTACACCAATATTATTACCTATATATGAACCTATAACACCCTCCATATATTGAATAGATGAATATGAGGCTCTAATTCTAGAACCTACTGTATAAGCGGATTCTAAAGGAGTTTTATTTACAGTCCAAACCTTAACCCCAGTTGAGATAGTTTGTGAAGTGGATGAGGAAAGGAGATAGCCAATACCAGTTACTCCTTGAATACCTTGAGAACCAGAAGGTCCAATTGAACCAGAAGGACCTTGCGAACCAGAAGGGCCAGCTGGTCCTATGGGACCCTGTGAACCTGAAGGACCTTGTGAACCAGAAGGACCAGCAGGTCCTATGGGACCCTGTGAACCTGAAGGACCTTGTGAGCCAGAAGGACCAGCAGGACCAATAGGACCCTCAGGACCTGTGAGACCTTGTGATCCTGATGGCCCCTGAATTCCTTGAGGACCTGGAGGACCTTGGCTTAATTCTACTTCAACAATATTTACACTGGGTTGGACTATTGTAGTTATCTGTCCTTCTGAGTTTTGGATAACTACAGTTGTATTCTCGCTTCCAGGGGTTACTGAGTTAGCTGTACTCATTAGAAACTACCTAAAGTTACATTTCTACTTAATTTGACTTTACCCTCTAACAATCTAGTTACTATGTAGCAATTACCACTTCCGGATGAGATTTCAAGGTCATAAGACGCTAAATCAAAATCTAACAAAGAAGAAGAAGCGGCTGAAATATATATTCCTATAGTTCCTGAAGTGGGTGGGTTAGTACCTCCTGATCCGCTTAGGTTTAAGCCAGTACCACAAGGGTCTAAACTACTAGATAAAGTAAGGTATAAGGTACTTGACCCCGGGGAGGGTCTAAGTTGCATTCGGGCTTGATATCCTGTTAAATCTATAGGATCTCCGTTAGAATCTTTGTAAGATATCTCAAAGTCTACTGTAGCTCCTTGTTCTATAGTAAAGGAATATTTTCCGGCTGCCATAATTTATAAGGTTTATTATAAATATCACAACCATACAAAAATACTAAATATAACTTTTAAATGGGTTCTGTATTGTTAGGATAAGATAACCAAGGTTCTATTGTTGTATCTGGATTCCATTCACTGTAGTGGGCTTCTATATAATTTATTATCTCATCTGCTGTGAACATATCCCAATCTGGGTTGGTTTGTTCTTCTTTATATTCAATTATAGCCCATTGATAATCAGTAGAATATCTTGCTTCATTCTCATTTAAGTGGTCGGTTTCATTCCAATTCACCTGTAATAAATCAGGGGATGCTAATATTCTATACTTTTTCATAATTTATTATAATCCGTATCTAGCTTTACTACCACTATAATTTGTTATTACCTCAGCTGATGTTAGTTCTCTATTATATCTTCTAATTTCACCAACATACATTCTTTGGAATTCACTACTACCAAAGAAGCTACCGTACATTATTTGGGCAAAGTTATAGTTAGGTGCATAGTTACCTGTTGTATCTTGGAATACTTGGGTTCCATTAATATAACCAGTTATTCTATCATTTGATGCATTTATATCAGCCATTGTTATAACAAAGTGGTTCCAAACATTAGTGGTTAAGGTTCCTCCTGTTCCACCAGTAGTAATGTTAGGTGCATAGTACCAAGCTACACCAGCAGTATTATTAGCCCTAGCCCTAGTACCAGTATTACCAGCCATACTAACCCAGTTACCACTATTTACCCAGCTACCGCTACTTCTCAACCACATTTCAAGAGTAAAAACTTTAAGATTAGTAACATTACGGGGGTTACCTGTTTCAACTGGGTTGTTGGTAGGGGTTATTTGTGCATAATCATTAACACCATCAAAATAATAAACATCAGTGCTAACACTTCCACTTGTAAAGGTTGTAAATATAGTACCTGCTAAACCTAAACTACTACTACCATTTGTAGCATAAACACTACTTGTATAGTTAGATGATAAGTTACGGGAAGCAGATATACCACTTATAACAAATCTACTATTAATAACAGCGGGATCCCAATAGTCCATTAAACTAGTTGTAACAAAAGAAGATGTAACAAGTGGAGGAGTTGGTATTATTGGTACCTCATAACTAGAAGCAATTATGTTATATAAAAAACTCATATTAAGCTGTTATATCTCCTACTACTACCCACCTATTACTTCCAATATGTTTAACAGCCATACTGCTATACTCTGCTCTTGTCTTTGGCAAACTCCCAGTAGCTGAAAGTATTGTGACACCTGATCCTGAGGTTGTCACTTGACCACTACCACTTTGTATGATATAAAATTCATCCCCTAAACCAGGTGATGTGGGTGAATAATTTAAATTAAAATTTTTAGCTGAGCTACCTGTTAATATAATGGTTTTGCCAAGATAGGTGTTATAATTAGCATTTGTTATTGTTAATGTCCCACCTAATTCTACTACACTACTAAATTGAGGAGTGTTAAGGTATGAGGCTGTTAAAGAGTATGAACTACTTAAAACAGTCATAGAACTAGTTTGAGAATTTTGAACAAAACTAGATGTTTGAGAATTTAACACATAAGGTGCTAACATTGAACTAGTGACAATTGTTAAAACATAAGGTTCTAACATTGAACTAGTTTGACTGTTTTGAACAAAACTTGAAGTTTGAGAGTTTTGAACAAAAGAACTAGTGACAGATGTTAGAACATAAGGTTCTAACATTGAACTAGTTTGAGAATTTAGTACAAAAGAACTAGTTTGAGAATTTTGAACAAAAGAGCTTGTGCTGTTAATTAAAGAATCAACACTAGATTGAATACTTTGAGTAAAAGTATTAAAAGAGGAAGTTTGGGTGAAAGAACTAGTTTGACTAATTAAAACATAAGAACTAGTCAAACTTAAATTTAAAGTTGATCTATCACCTTTAGTAAAAACTATTCTATCACTATTTAGAGTGGCATTTGTAAAGAATGATCCTGTGTCTGTAACAGGAGGAGGAGTAGGGGCGGGAGTTGTAAGAGTTACATCAAAGAAAGAGCCATCCCCTTTGGTAAGTCTCATGGTATAATTACCAGGAGTAGCTGATGCTGTTACAATAGCGTTAGGGGTAAATGAAGATGTAGCTGAGAAAGATGAACTAGATATTCCTGTTAGGTTAGATCCATTACCATAAATTACAGAAGCGCTAATGGAAGAAGCTGTTATAGCTTGTTGGAAAGTAACAGGATCTCCTACAACTATAGGAGAATTCCCTTGTAAATAAGAAAATGAACCTGTAATTGCTGTAACTGTATTTGTTGATGAGATTGAACCTGTAGTAAATATACTACCTGTAAATTCATGTGTATCATCTAAAGTATCTCCAAATTTAGTAGAGCCTGATGAATAGATAATAGAAGAAGATTGGTAGTTGGTTACAAGTACATCAACTGAAGCTGTACCATGAATAGTTACATTTCCTAAAATTTCTACATTTTGAGTAAGATTATTAAGATATGAAGCTGTTAAAGTATTAACCGCCCAACTTGAAGTACCAAATAAAGATCCTGTAAATGAACCTGTAAATGAGCCTGTATTTGATAAAAATTGATCTATTCTATTTACAGTTGCTATGATAGATGGGACAGCAGGACCAATTACAGGTGTAGTAGCTGTTAATTGAAGATCTGTTCTGTCAGCAGCCCACATAATTTGGAAATAATCATTAGCCGCGGCATTTACAAACCAATTCCAAGCCGCGACCCCTTTACCATTTTGTGATAATTCAAGAGCAGTATTAGTTTCAGCTAAATCAATTCCATTTTTTCTTAACCAAATAAAAGTAGCACTAGTATTTCCTGTACTTGTTTTTTCTAATTGGGCTGAAAATTGAATGTCATATACACCAGCATTTTCAGTTTTTATATATGTGTTATAAGGACTAACTGAACCTGATATCGAAACACCGTTTGTAATGTCTGTACTATTAAAAGACATTGAACGAATTACATTAATTACTGGGTTGGTTTGGGTAGTAGTGTCGTAGAAACTACCATAAGAGCCAGTAGCTGTGTTTCCATATATTCCTCCTCCTCCTGTTGAACTAATAGTAACTTGACCCAAACCATTTGTAGGAGACAAAGTAATATTAGGCCCGGCTAATATTTGAGTTACACCTCCATTTGAAGCATAGGATGCGGTAATTGAGTATGAAGATGTGCCTAATAAAGAACCAGTAAATGAGCCTGTAAATGAGCCTGTTGCTAATAATGTAGTTCCGTTCCAAGTTAAATTAGGAACTCCACCGAAAGCTCCATTATTATTATATTGAATTTGGGTATTTGAGCCACCTGGTGAGGTAGTTCCTCCTCCACCACCTCCACCACCACCTACTCCTCTAAATAACCCTCCACGTTCTACTTTATAAGATGTACTATCTGTGAAATTAGCGTTATTTCTAACAACTAATGCACCTAAGTAAATAGCATTAGCAGCAGTGTTTGGAGCTTCTGTAAATGGTTCAAATGCTATGTTTGTTACTGCATCGGTTTGAGTGGTATAGGTTGCATTACCATAGTATACTACAATAGCTTTTGAAACTGAGTTAGGATACCAGAAAACTCTTTGAATTGAATATTGTCGGTTGCTACCACCACCAGGCACTGCAGTTAATGTTGCTCCTCCTGCACTTTGACTAGCATATAATGTTGGATCAATTGTTGTGTACCCTGCACCATTGTTTGTATCGTACACCCAATCAGAACCTGATTGCCAATATCTAAATATTTTAGAAACATTTGTTCCAGGATCATTTACATAAGATGGGTTATTTGGATCTGTTGGGTAATTAGCTCCATCTGCAAATGAAGTACCGCTTCCTACAGTTAATCCAAGAGATGAACTTGTTGCTATACTATGTCCTGATAGTTTTAAAGGTCCAAAAGCGGATATGAATACATTTGATCTTTGTTTCCATCCGTATCCTAAAGAAGGTTGTGTTTTTGTACCATTTATTGATGAACGATTTTGGTGTAAAACAATACCTACTGGGATATATCTATCCACTTCTCCATTAAAATATGGAGTACCTTGGGCATGTATTTGACCACTTGAACTTATTGCTATAAATTGTTGATCAAAGGAGGCACTAAGAGCATCAATTGTTTTTGTTAGGTTACCCCATTGTAAAAATTGTATTGTAGGGTATGGATCATTTGGTATTGATGCATTTAAATTAACAATTATACCACTACCACTTGCAACTTGGTATGTATTTGAATTTATTGAAGTTATTGCTCCTCCATGTAGAAGACCTGTGTATAAATTACCTTCTAACCATCTTAAACGAGTTACATTATTATATCCACTACCGTTTTGTGAGAAGTATAAGTCCTTTGTAGAACCAGATACATAAATATAAGAAGCTGATATGGTAGTATCTATATTTGAAGTTACAGGATCAAATCTTAAAAATCCGTTTAGATCTACATTACCAACAATAGAGACAGAAGAAGTTCCAACTATAGAGGGATATTTTCCTTGGACTTGAAGAGTACCTGATAAAATAGTATCTCCTACTAATTCATTTGAACCTGTTGTGTATAAACTACCTGTTACAGTTTGGTTACCTCTGAATATGTTTGATCCTGTAGTGGCTAAAGAGGCAGATTTTGCTGTAAAAACAGGATCTACTTCTTGATAATAGGAAGCAGTAGTCGCTGTTCCGTTAAAACCCCCAGTGAAACTTCCAGTAAATGATCCTGTATTATATGAGGATGTGAATTGGTTTATACTTGAAGTAAACGCATTAAAACTTGAAGTAGTTACTAAACTTGAAGTATTAGCACTAGGTAAAATGACTAATGAGCCTGTCCCATCATAAAAATTAGTCCCATCAGTTTGGACTAATCTTTGATATGTATTTTCTATATTTTGGCCTGTTAAATCAGGTAAAGACATATTAACCTATTTTAGATAACCCTTTTAAAACTCCTTCAATAATTAAACCTATATTATTAGGATTTATATCATTCTTTTTAAGATAAATTTCAATCAAGGTATTAAGTTTAACTTTATTCTTAGAGATATTGTCTAAATGTATATTTTCTTTTCTAAGAAGGCCAATTATTTTTAAAACATGTTTACTTTCTTGTATAGATTGAGCAGTTTTAACTTTATCTACAGTAATTTTAGGCTTAGACTCAGTTATAATATTAACAGGGGATTCTTGAGATTTAACTTCAACAGTTATTTTCTTAGAAGTTTCAACCATAAATTTAGATTCCCATGGTGTAAAATAGGTATCTTCAGCTATAACTTCTAATTTAATATTACCCTGAGTATTTTCGTCTAAAAGACCTTTTAGTTTTTTTATAGGAATTTTACACTTTCCATCTGAGGAAATTTCTCCTTTAAAGACTAAAGAAAGATCATCAGACTCAATTAATAAACGAGCTTGACTTTTTTTAACAGATGCTCCTTCTAATTGGATATTACATTCAAATACCTCAGTCTTGTCAGTGAAAATTTTATACATTATAAATCAACTTTAAGGTCAATACCTAGTACTTCTTTAGCTACTAAGGCTATGTCTGTTATACGTATTTGTCTATCTATAACTTCTTTGGTTTCTTTATACTCAGTACCTTCTACCTTACAAATTAATTTAATAAATTTTTTCTTTTTTTTCTTACCCTTAAAAATATCTGAGGGTGATTTACCACCTAAAAGTTCAGTTACTATCTCTACAATTAAAGCACAATCATCCCAAGTGAAGGGAGTAATACTTTGATTAGGAAATGGATTAGACTCCCAAGTAAAATTAGCTGTGTTCCATTGAAAGGGTATTCTCATTTAGTTACTGACTAAATTCTCAGCATAATAGTCTCTTAGATCTTCAACAATTTCATTTCTATGGTTTGAAGTGAGTGTTAAAGCTTCTAAATTCTTAATTTTTTTGGAGGCGGTATATAAAA